TCGGAGATCGAAATAACGTCAATGCCGAGCTGCTTGCGCAGGATCGACTTATACATGACCGCATCATCGCGGTTGCGGGCAAAGCGCGAAAACTTCCAGAGCAGGATCGCGTCGAAGGGCTTCGGCTTCGTCTTGGCGACGCCGATCATGCGGCGGAATTCGTCGCGCTTTTTCACGCCGCGGCCGGAAATGCCCTCGTCCATGAAGACGAATTCATCCGGCACGATATAGCCATTACGAGAGGCCCACTTGCGGATCTCGACGAGCTGCGAGGCGGGGGAGAGCTCCACCTGGTCATCGGTGGAGACGCGGATATAGGCCGCGGCAATACGAAGATCAATAGTTGTCATTACAATAACCTTTCATATGAAAATGCAGCCTGCCGCACATGCGGAGGCTGCATTTTTTATCAATTGGCGGAACCATCAAAAATCGCGCCCAGCTTTTCGGCGAGCGCCTTTGCGACAGGGGCAGGTAGGACAAACGCGCCAACACATTCATCCGTTACGGTCATATCGCCGGTATCCGAATAAGCCGGGGCATTCTGCGTCAGGTGCAGGACCGCTTCTGTTTGCTCATCGTTAAGTGCGATGCGAAAGCCATTTGCGTAAACAACCATTATGTTATCCTCACATTTCCTTAAATTCGTCAAACTCGGTATAACCGCTGGATTCGCTGTAGCTCTGCGCCGACCAATTCTTTTTTGGAGAAAGGCAGACAACTTTTCCCTTCGAAAGATAAGGTACTTTGGCGGGGGTCGGCTTGATGGGCGACTGCATTTCAAGGCCGAGCTTTGAAGCAATATTTACCAGCGTCTCTAACGTAAAGTTCGTTTCACCATGTTCCCAACGGGAAACAAGACCCTGCGATACACCCATAACCTCTGCAAATCGCTTCTGGTTCATCCCCATCTCACGGCGCTTCATCACGATCTCTGCGCCAATCATTCCGCAAAGGACAGAATATTGAAGATTTTCGGCGGAAGCATCAGGCAGAATGGAATCGACAAAAGAATTAAATCCTGAATTGCTCATTATCAAAAAGGCTCCTTTCATAGTCGAGTCTTTCTTTGGCGGCGGGAATATAGGGCGTATAGTCAGAGGTTCGCTTGCCGTCACGCTCAAAGAAAGCTGTCAACAGAACCGGTGTATGATCCGGCAGGAAGGAATACAGAATGCGAAGGTTAAAATCCCGGCCGTCCAGATGCATGCTGTAAAGCTCGCTGTTTGAATGCTTCAACCGCTCGAAGCCGGGAAACAGGATCGCATTTCGACCCTGCGCGGCAAGAACACGGAGCTGCACGATCAATAAGGTAAAAAAGGTGCGCTCATATCCGCTCTTCGCTATGATGCCCGCAATCTCGCCGAAAAGACTTGCATGACATCGAAACGTCCCGAGATATTCCTCCAAATACGCCAAGATACTATCTCTGTTCATGAGTATATCCTTCCTGTGTATAAAATATTACACAAAAGTAATAAAGTCAAGAGAAACGGAAAATTATTTTCGACAGAAGTCGACGTGAATCACGCGCCCGACTTTGCGGTAGGGGCGGGAGATAGACGGTATTCTTCCCGAGAATTAGCAAATTCCGCTTGCTGCAAAATGTAGCGCTGCCCGTCAGGGTTCACACCGCGATAGAGAGCAAGAAGTTCATTCTCCTTCGGGGAAAGGCCGTCGACCTTCGGGTCGGCGGTTTTTCCTGTCTCATCATACCCAAGCAGATACGCCGGAGACGTGCGGAGCGCAACGGCGAGTTTCGCGATCTTGTCTCTGCGCATATTAGCGATGTCTCCGGTCTCCCATTTGCGGACGGTGCTTTTACCGACGCCGACAATATTGCCGACTTCCTCTAAAGTCAGGCCAAGCTCTTCTCGGCGCTGCTTGATTTTATCTTTCATTTCCATAGGGTATCACCTCACTTTTCGATGATGATAACATAAAGGTGTCATTTATGCAACATAAAAGTATCGTAAAAGACAAAAATAATTCTTGACATTCGAAAATGGTATGATAATATAGTGTCGTAAAGGACACTTACAAAGGAGGTGAACATCGTGAACTCGAAGGCATTGTACGACGCTATGAAGGCAAAGGGAATCCAGGTCGGGAAAATGTGCGAGCTTTTGAACATGAGCAGAAGCGCATTTTATAGAAAGACAAGAGGTAAATCCGAATTTACGCTGGGCGAGATCCAGAAAATTTGTGAGGTGCTGAACCTGTCTTCGCCGATCGGGATTTTTTTTGCTCAAGCAGTGTCCTAAAAGACACTTGTAGGCAAAAGAAAACCGCTGCGGAACCAGCGCAGCAGTTTTCTCCGGCGTTAGGTATCACATCGCAGAAAGTTCATCCGCAAGAACTCGGATGAATTCAGCGACATCCTTTGCGCTTTCGTCATCAGGATGAATAGCCGTGCAGGCAGGACTGGCAAGAACGACTTTCGCAACTTCGATAGCGCGCTCTAACGCCTGGTCTCTTGTGTACACCATTGTCTCACCTCCTTTCGCTAATAATGCGGCAGGGGCGAAGACGCGGCGGAGAGATGGCAAAATTATTATATCAAAAATTTGTCTTTTTTGCAACACAAATACGATCCACTGAGAGGAGAGCAATTCATGGAATGTTGGAAATTTGATTGTTTAGAGCTGCCCGCTGTGCCGGGCGGATATCGCGCAGGCTTGACAAGCGGCATCGCAAAATATCTCGGTATTGCTTTTGACCGCGCCGGAAATGCGCGAGAACGAGCAATGCAGCAGTACCCGCAAGCATTCTGCCGTCTTGTGCGCGCATGCGCCAATGAAGCCCGCGCCATGATGCGCGTGGGCGTGGCGCCGTTCGACGAAGCGAAGGACGAGCGCGAAATGAAGAATCCGCAACTTTGGGCGCATGCGACGGTCTCAATCAATATGAGCGGCAATATTGACGCGCACTGCTTTCAACTCTCGAAAACGGAGGCGCAGAAGCTAATTGCGCAGCTATCAGAACAGCAAAGAGAAAGGAGAATGGCATGAAGGTGGCAGAATTGCTGGGGAAGATTGTGACCGATGATCTTTCCGGCATAAGCCTTGGCGGATCACCAGCCGATGACACCCAATACGTAACTATTAGGTGCAAGGGGATTGGGAAGCTGGCAGATGCAGAGGTCACCGATATCTGGATGAGCGCATTCAGATTGATTATTGATGCGGAAATGCCCGAAAGAGGGAAGTTCATCAAAGAGGGCAACGAGAAAGGAGCGTGAAGGGAATGCAGGGCGATAAAAACATCCCGCCCGATGTGCAGATCGAGCGGGATGCCGTAACGATCCGGTGCGGAGAGCGCGAGACCGTAGCGACAAAAGACGGAATCAGGATCAGGGAGCGGCGCAAGAGCTACCCGGCTTTGAAAAGGCTGGTTAGATTGCTGAGTGCGAATTTCACAAACCCTGAAACGGTGCTTCGTCTGGAATATGAAAGGGGCGACACAGATGCAGGTTTTGAAGATGGCGACGACGTGGGATGTTTACCACGGGGCAACGCCGGAGATCGAGGCAACGGTGCGCAGCGAGGAAGCCTTTGAGGCGCTGCGACAAGCCGTTAAAAAAATGAGCCGCCAGCGGGTCAGGCATGGCGGCTCGAGGATCGAGTATTCAATCAAGCTGGTCGGGTGAGAGGACATCAATGTCCTCGAAGTCATAGAAAACGTTGTGGTCGAGGACATCCAGCGCAGAGAAATTGATGCTGGGCGGAATGGGATCGGCAGGGTCAGTGCGATCCTCTTCGAGGTATTCCAGCTCGACGTACTTTGCGCCGGAATTCAAGACCTCTTTCGCCATCTGGAAGAGGTCGGATGTGCGAACGATATAGCCCATATTTTCACCCCCTTTCGCCGCCAGTATAGCACGGCGGCGGGACGGTGGCAAGCGGACATGCCGCGGCGGCATACATTCGAGGGAAAGGAGCGTGCAGGAATGGGGAAGCGAAAACAGGAGCCGATCATCGTGAAAGCCTACGTCAAGACGGCGGACGGCGGAGAGGTGGACGTGGACACGCTCAGCGACGAGCAGCGCGAAAAGCTGGGGTCGTGGCTGCGCGTGACCTACCTCAATGAGTTGATGCGCGGCAAGGCAAAATTCTACATCAAGCAATAACACGCAAGGGAAACCCCTTTGCAGAAATGAGGAACAACAAATGAAAAAGAATCGCACAAGAGAAGAAAGAGCGCTGCGTTACGCGGCGGTGCTGCTGCGGCTGACGGTGCTGCTGTGGATCGCGGTACTGCTGCTGTGCCTGCTGGAACCGGGGTGCCTGGCGGTGGACGCGGCGGGCACGGCGGCGGAGACCGACCCGGCGGTCACGTGGCTGGCGGCGGTGGGCGCCGGATGGCTGACGTGGCGCGGAATGGTGCTTGTCCTGAAGCTGGACGAGCCG